TGCGCCCGGTAAAGAAGCCCCTCCTCATCCCCTCCGGCATCGTCAAGGCCGCGGGCTCAGCCGGCTATCCTTACGCCCTCATCATCCTGCTCGACGGCCTCCCCTACGCCGAGGTCTTCGCCAAGTCTCGCAAGGTCTTCGACGCGAACCTGAAGGACTGGCAGCGCGACGTGCTCCCCAGCCTACGCCGCTCAAACGTACGCTTCTTCTTCATCGACGGGCGCACCATGTCCGAGGTCACTTTCTAACATGACGAACACCGACCACATCCGGCGACTCCTGCTCCAGATCGGCGACGGCCTCAACGCCCTCCGCAACCGTTGCCAGGACGCCGACGACGAGGGCTCCTTCGCCGAGGCCAACAAGGCGGTAGCTTGGGCTCAGCGCGAACTCGACGCCATCGACCCCGAGGCGCTCGGTGAAGCCTACGACCTCAAGGCGCTCTACGACCGCGTCCACCTCGTCGTCGTCCACCTCCGTTGCCTCCGCGTCCAGCTCGAGAAATGCGAGGAGGCCGCCGAGGCCGCCCTCGACGCCGCCAAGCGCATCACGCACACCCTGGAGGAGTCGGACTCCGCCGACGCCGACCTGTGAACGCTTGCGAACTCTGCGCCGGTGCCTGTTGCGAGTCCCTGATGTTCGGCATCTCCGATGACCCCGTCAGCCTGGAGTTCTATTCCACCCGGGCCGCCGTCTTCAATGTCGAGTCCATCACGGTCGCCGAAGTCCGTTGCGCCTGTCCGCAGCTGAACGCCTCGGGCCGTTGCGACATCTACCCGAACCGCCCGAAAGCCTGCCGCACCTTCAAGCCCGGTTCGACCATGTGCCTCGCCGCCATCCAGCGCCGTCGCCCAGATCAGGTCAGCCAGATACTCGCCCTGCTCAAATAACCTTTCCCACCAATACCCATGCAACCCGTCATCCAGTCCGCCATCATCCCCCACCGCGTCCAGTATGATTGCCTCGAAGCCCTGAACTACTCCGGCTCCAAGGAACTGCTCAAGTCCCCGGCTCACTACCGCCTCTACGTCACCGCCGAGCGCGAGCAGACCAAGGCGCTGCGCCTCGGCTCCTATGTCCACGCCCTCGTCCTGGAGCCCGAGAAGGCCCGCCTCGCCTTCGCCATCGCCCCCGTATGCGACCGCCGCACGAAGGACGGCAAGGCCACCTACGAGGCGTTCACGTCCGCCCTTGAGCCCGGCACGACCGTCCTCAGCGCCGACGAGGCCGAGGAGGCCAACAAGATCGCGGCCGCCGCAAAGGGTTGCATCGACCGCCACGGCTTCAAGTTCAAGCATACCGAACTGATGTTCCTCGCGTCCTATATGGATTGCCCCATCAAGGCCGCCATCGACGCGGTCGGGGAAGACGGCTTCCTCTACGACCTTAAGACCTGCGAGGACGCTTCCCCCGCCGGGTTCCTCAAAGCCGTCCGCGCCTACCGCTACAACCTCCAGGCTAACTTCTATAAGGCCGCTTATCAGGCCGGGTTCAAGGAGCACGTCCAAGGGTTCCGCTTCATCTGCGTCGAGAAGGAGACGCTCCAGACCGCCGTCTACGAGCTAGGCCCCGACCTGATGGCCTACGGCTACACCGACTTCGTCAAGGCGCTGGAGACCTACAAGGCTTGCATGGCCTCGGGCGAGTGGCCCGGCTACGCCCAGGACATCCAGACGCTCGACCTGAACAAGGCGCCGAGCGACGCCGCCGCCCCCATCAACTTCGCCTAATACGAACATGACCCAACCCGCAAACGACCGCCCCCCGCTGAAGACCATCGAGCAGTCCGGCAACTACCGCCTGAAGCTCATCGCCCCCAAGTTCGAGAAGATCAAGGTCTGGGAGGACGGCACCACCTCCTCCCGCCTGTTCTTCGTGGACGTGGAAGGCAACTGCCTGTCGAAGAACTACTCGACCAAATACGGCAAGGCGCTCGCCATGCTCGTCGGCAAGTTCTCCGGCAAGTTCACCGCCGAGATACGCACCGACGCGACCCAGGCCGAGTTCCTGGAGTACCTCAAGCCCGCTTGCGGCCAGACCGTCGACGTGGCCGTGACCGTCGAGCCGAACGGCGAATGGCAGGGCAAGCCCCAATTCAAATATAAACTGGCCTTCGCCCGCGGCACCGTGAAGCCGTCCGCAGCCGAGCCGCAGTCAGGCGACGTCCCCTTCTAAGCCGTGACCATCGTCGAAGGCCGCCCGACCCTCGTCCTGATCGCCGGCTTCTCCCGGGCCGGGAAGGACACCCTCGCGAACGGCCTGATGGAATGGTCTGAGCGCCGCACCGCGAAGGTCAACTTCGCCGACCCGCTGAAGGAGTGCGCCAACGCGATGCTATCCTATCTGCACCTCGACGGCGACTTCTTCAACGAGGAGTTCAAGGTCAAGCACCGCGACTTCCTCGTCACGACCGGGAAGTTCGCCCGCTCCCTGAACGAGGACGTCTTCGCCGAGCACCTCGCCCGGTACCTCCCCTTCGTCAGCGCCGACGGTCTCCCTCATGAGACGGTCGTCTGCTCGGATTGGCGCTACCTGAACGAGTACAAGGTCGTCAGCCGCATCATGGACGAGTACAACTGGAACCTGCGGACGGTCTACATATCGACCGCCGGAGTCCTGCCCGCGAACGACGAGGAGGCATGGTCGCTCCTGGACTTGCGAGCCGAGGTCGAGTTCGACGTCGAGCTCTGCTTCAAGCCGAACAGCCGTAACGACATCATGGCGGAGGGGCGCCGCATGGCACGCGCATGGAAACTCTGACCCGCGAGCAAGCCGTCTGGGCCGCCGGCATGGGCATCTCCATCGAGCGCGCCCGCTGGCTGCTCGAGTGCCCCAAGTTCACGAACGGCACGATCAGGGCGACCGCCCAAGTCCGCGAGACCTCGCCCGACCATCATCTGGTCGTCGTCAACGGGAACCTGTATTTCCGCATCAACCGCGCCGGCCTGAAGGTGCTGGAGCGAACGCCCCAGGACATCGGCCAAGCCCGGGCGTACCGTGACCGCCGTCTCGTCGAGCTCGGGCTCAAGGCCGCAAAGGTATGAGCAAACCCGTCCGCTTCGTCTTCGCTTCAGACTCCCACGGCGACATGGCCGACCCAGAGGCCCTCGACGCTCTCTGGGAGTTCTGCAAGGACTACAAGCCCGAGGTAAGGGTCGCCGGCGGAGATCACTTTGACTTCCGCAGCTTGCGCCGTGGCGTCGGCTCCTCTGACGCGGAGTCCGGCGAGTCCCTCAAGGCCGACCTCGACGCGGGCAAGGACTTCCTCCGCCGCTTCCGCCCGACCGTCTACCTCTGGGGCAATCACGAACACCGCCTGGACAACCTCATCGCGTCGTCGGGCTCGGCGATGGTTCGCGACTATTGCTCCGACATTCGCGACGACATCAACGCCACCGCCAAGGCCGCCGGGGCCAAGACCATCCTACCCTACCACGCCGATCGCGGCGTCTACCGCCTCGGCCCGGTGGCCTTCGTGCATGGCTACGCGCACGGGGTCAACGCGACGACCGTCCAGGGCTTGCATTATGCCATCGCCGGCGGCGCTCTCATCCACGGCCACACGCATAACCTCGCCAGCATCGCCCTGACCAAACACGGCTCTGGTAACGCCTTCTCCGCCGGGTGCCTTTGCCAGAAGGACGCGATGGCCTACGCCTCCCACCGCCTAGCCTCGGCCCGCTGGGGCTCCGGCTTCGTCGCCGGCTGGGTCGACGGCGCCAATTGGAAGGCGTGGCTCGTCCACAAGGTCGGCGATCAATGGGTCTGGCAGACCGGCCTCCGTTTCTACTCCCCCCGCAAATGAGCCAAGGCAAGAACATCAAGGTCAACGACGCCATGCTCGCCGCGATCGTCGCCGCGATACACAATCAAGCCGAGAAGCCCCCCGCCGGGTTCTACACCCTGGAGGAATGGAAGAAGCGCTGGAACTGCAAAGGCTCTTGCGCCAAGCGCTACCTGAACGAGGGCGTCAAACTCGGCCTGATGGAACGCATCATGCTGCGCCACTCCTACGCGGGCAAATACGTCCGCCAAGCCCCTTACTTCGGCCCGGTGCGCAAGAAGGGTAAAAAGCAAAGGTCTTGACGCTGGGCGGGACGACGGTCATCACCGCCCTCCCCCACGCATGAACCTTCCTGCCAACCTTGACGCCGAGCGCCACCTGCTCGGCTGTCTGATCCGAGACGGGCTCCCTCTACCCGAGGGGCTCATCCCATCACACTTCTACGAGCCAAAGCATCAGGACATCGCGGGCGCCCTCGCGCAGCTCGACGCCCAGGGCATCACGCCCGACGAGGTGACCGTCAGCACGGCCCTCCGCGACAACGGCGCCACCGCCGACCATGTCCTCGTCAACGACCTGACCTCCTCGGTCGCCTTCTCGACCCTCAACCCCGCATGGGCCGAGACCATCGCGTCGACCGCCCGCTTGCGGAGAATAGCCTCGGTCAATCTCCGCATCGCCCAAGCCGTCAACGACCCGGCCACCGACCCCGACTCCCTCCTCGCCTTCGCCGAGGG